GCGCTGCTAAACCTCGGGATGCTGACAGGATTAGTAACCCCGCTTGGGCCGACAGGAACACGACCGCCAACAAGAGTGGCTGTCTTACCATCAATCGAAGAAAGGCTGCTGTTTCCTGTTGTTTGATTTGCTGCCGTGCTTGCCCCTGTAGGCAAAACACTGCTGCTTACAACTACCGCGCCCGTGTTGACTGCTGTGATTTTAGAATCAATCGAGGAAAGGCTGTTATTACCTGTTGTTTGTAATGCGCTTGTGCTTGCGCCAGTTGGTAACGGCAGCGAAGTATTTGTAAGGTACACCTTTGCTGAGTCACTATTAAAGCCCAAATAAGTGCCAGTTGTGTCTGAGCTTGCAAGACTTACAACCTGTCTGTGTACTACGCCTGCGGCAGTAGTAACAGTGTTTGTGTCTAGGCTTTTAGACTGCGCTGGTACAGCTACAAAATTATTGTTAATAGTCATTTAATCGTGCCTTCAAATGTTAGCCCAACTGAGCCGTAGCTTCGGTTTTTAACTTTGCCATTCGTGAATGTTTTTTGAATGGCTAAAGAGTTGTTAGATAGTGGCGTATTGCCCCATGAGAAAATAAACGGGTATAAAACTGCATGGCGACGGAATGGCAACCAAGTATTTTCAATCCATGAGTGGGTCAAATCTTCTAGGTTAATCGTCTCTGTTTTTGTGCCACTACGCTCGATCGACGTACCTAGATAAATACCGCCAATGCTTTTATTAACCGTGGTTGTGATTTCCTCATTCCATGTTTGCGGCATAAAACCACCGTAAAAACCTCGCTCAAATTCCATTTTTAAGCCAATAGCCATCACGCCAATTTTTACGGCACTGGCACAAGTAAACGTCAGGCGATAATAGCGGAATGTGGCTGCATCAAGTTTGAAGCAGATATGCGGATCATCATTAACAACCTGACTCGCCAATGATGTCGATGTGTTTAGCTTGTAACTGCCGCTATAAACTGGCGGTGTTCCTGCTGCATCGCGTGTGAGCGTCGCCAATGTCGTGCTTGTTGTGAATATCGAACTGCTAGAGCCTTTTATTGTGATTGCCGTACAGTTTTTAGTGAACAATTCATGGGCGCAAATGGCTACATAGTCGATATTAACCGCGCTGCCGCAATCAATTTGCACATAGTTTGTGCCACTGGCAAACTGGACATAATCAAAGGCTTGCCAGTTTTTAAGTGAGTTGATATTAAACCCTGTATCAACACCCGAACCCGTCAAAGTTGACGCTGTGGCTGTAAAATAGTTGTTGTAACCGATAAAGGCATTATCAAAGCTCATCAATTAACCCTCAAGACTGCGCCGTCTTTGACTTCTTCATTGAGTCGCTTAATAAGCTCTCGCACCGAGTCTTTCGTGTACATGGTGTTGTCACTACCTGAAAGACCGATATTCACAAAACGCTGCTGTAGTGGTGCTTGTTCTTGCGGTGCTGATTGTGCTGTTGGTGCTGATACTCCGCCACCTGAGCCACCACTTGAGCCTCCACCACCACCGCCAAAACTAGCCGATTGAATTGCTCGAAGGTTTGCAAGTTGTGATGCTAATGCTGCCGCACCAAATGCTGCACCGACTATGGGCCCACCGATTCCAGCACCAAACTCGTAAGCCTTTAATACAGATGACGGCACAAGCATTGCCGCCTCTGCCAATCTTGCAGCTTTTGTCAATTCAAACATCTTGCGTGAGTGCTGACTCATGCCACCAAAATCCGCCGCAAAGAATGACAGTGCGCCTTGTAGATTGCCTTTTTGAAATGCTTCGGACATCTTCTGCATTTTGTTACCAGTGCCGAGCATTAAATCCAAACGCTTGGCTTGATATTGCGCTTCAGCTTCCAGCTTTATCCCATTAATAACGCCTTGCATATCTTTTTCAGCCATAGCAAGGTCAGTCAGCTTCTGCATTTTCTGCGCGTGCTGCTCGTCCATGATCTCTAATTCAGTCATGCCGCCCTGCCGAACACCATCCATTAATATGCCCAATTGCTCCAAACGTGCCGCGTGCTGTGCAAAATCTTCCTCAGCATTTTTGTCGTTGATTGCTTTTTCTGTTTCGTGCTGCGCAATCATCAATTCGGTGGTTTTTTTATCTGCTTGTTCGTTTAACGCGATGATTCCAGATAGATATTCCGATGTGCTTAATATTCCTTTTTTTAGGTTTTTATCTAATGATGCGGCTTGTTCGTTATAGCGTTTTTGCTCAAGCTCCTGCTCTGTCATATTCTTTTCGAGAATAAGGTTCAGCTCTTTTTGAGCCTGTTCTTTGAGTTGCTCGAATTGTTTAGCGGACTTCTCTTTAGCTTTTTTGTCTTTGTCCGACTCGCCTTCTTTAGTGTCTTTTTTAGTTCCTGCAAAACCTTCTAAACGGTCGCCAGTGTTGTACTCTTTGTTCCAATCACCTAGTAAATTATCCAGTGTGCGGTCATTTTTTGCCTTAGCTTTTCTGTCGCTAGCCTGTTGAGTAACCTTGTCGCGGTCAGCAAGAATCTTTTCAATGGCTGCGCGATATTCAGCCTCTCCTTGTGCCAAGTTGCCTTTTAGGTCGTATGTTGGAGAGAACGGGTTTAGGAAGTTGGCAAACTTTCTACCGTATATTTCAGAGTCGCGTACAAAATCCCTTAGCTCGTTGGTCATTAAGGCAAATATAGCGTGTAGGTTTTGCGGCAACTCTAAAAACGCATCTTTTAAAAAATCCCTCAGTCCAGCAATTGACTCTTTGTTATCACCAGCCCACTGCTCAATAAAAATACTCGTCCCTTCGGTGAATATCTTAATATCATCAGTCCATTGCTGAAAAGACAGGCCAATCGCTTCGATATAGCCTTGCATCTCGCCACTTGAGAGCATTGCATTGACTTCGTTTAACGCATCACCAACAGCGGTAAACGCATCTTTTAGAACATCTGTCGCACCTGCTTGACCGAGCTGATAAAAGAATGCGTCCCATGAGTCGCCCAAGTTCGCAATCGCACCATCAAGCGAGTCCATGCGCTTTTTCATCGCGCCGTCAAAGTTAACTTCACCTAATTTGATGAGATATTCTTCAATAGCCGCCGCATTATTCTTAACGGTTTCGGTAGTGCCTTTGAACGTAAAAGCGATGGTGTCGCCCTGATTTTTGGACTTAATACCAAACTCTTTTAAACGCTCAAATTCACCTGTTGCCGCATCAGCAACCGCCTCTACCATTTGGCTTAGGTCTTTACCCAATGCCGCGCTAGTGTCGCCATAAGACTTCAAAGCACGTTCAGAAGGCGTTAAGCCTAAATTGACTAACTGAGTAAAAGCCGATGTCGCTTGAGCCAAGTCATAAGGCGTGGTTTTAGCAAAATCTTGGAGCGCGATGAAAGCATCATTTGCACCTTGAGCCGAGCCTGTTGCTGTTTCAAGACCAGCTTTTAATATGCCAAACTGACGGTTAACCTCGATTAACTTCTCAAGTCCTGCTAACGCGCCAAACAAAGCAAACAATCCTTTGGCCATGTCTTTTAGTGCGTCACCTGCGTTTTTGCCATGACGTTGAGTCTCAAGCAATTGTGTATTAACGCTACGCAATTGGTTTTGTAATTGCGTTACATCGGCGCGTATAGCAATTATGAGGTCATCAGTTGTCGCCATGTAATTCGTCCAGAAAGTCGCTTAATTCGTTAAATTCGTCCATTGTCATTGGGCGCGTATAAGCCTTTCCTGTGCTTATTTCCATCTTCTCTAAGTGCGTATCCCACAATGCCCAAAACTCAAACGGCGTGAGATTCCATGCTTCTGAGGGCTGGATATTTAAGTAAGTGACCGCGCTTGACCACAATTTCATCCAAACGCGGCCTTGCTCTACTTTTTTTCGTCCGACTCACTACCGACTGTCTTGATGTCCGTTTCTGTGCCTGCTGTCAACGCTTTAGCTAAAAAGTGCGTCACGCTTGTAGTGATGTTGACTAGACCCGCACTAATAACAGCCTCGCCCACGCCGTCACGATTCCACCAATTAGGGAATTTGCGACCATTGGCAGGGACGGCACACACTTGGATGATTGAAACAACATCGCCAGTCTTAAATGCGCCGCTTGACAGGTCTTGACGTAAAAAACCAATCGCGCCCTTATTTAAGACCGTTTCGAGCTTGTCCAAATTGCTGAATGTTGGGTGAAGCTCGAAGGCCTCACCATTCAGGATGATGTCAGTAATGCCACGACTAGACATAATGACTCCGTATTAAGCTGCTGCTGTGTAAGTGACTGCTGCGGCACTATCGAACGTACAACTGAAAGTTTCTTCTTTGTTGTATTCGCCGCCACGCTCTAAAGATGTCACCAAGAAGTCGCCAACAAACGTATCACCCAAGCCTGACTCGAGTTTTAAGTGAAGGAATGTTTTGCCCATTGCCGCACCCATGAGCGTTGTTTTGAATACTGCCGCATCGCTAACAATGCCTGAGCCTTTCAAGCTAATGCTTTGAACGCCTGCGCCCTCAAGTAATGTTTTCCACAACGTACCGTCTTTGTCGGTCACATCAATGGCTTCGTTGTTCAATGTCATGCCATCGCTGCGAAAACCTGCGATTGCTGTATAAACATCAGGGCCTGTAGAGACGCGAATTTTGATACGGAAATCTTGACCGCTAAACTTTGCCATTTAAGACACCTCGTTAATTAATAAACTGAAACGCATCACGCCATGCCGCGTGATGCCGTCGCTATCTGTCACAATCTCGCTGCGTAGAAAGCGACATAGAACACTTTGCTCTGTCGTGAGCGTCAAACTTGCATCATGTAAAAGTGAATGAGCTTTATCCATCCATGTCCTGATCTCTTTTGTGCCGCGATACTGAGAGCCGATATGCAGGGTGATGATCGCTTCAAGCCCGTCATAATCTTTGTCTGACCAATCACTAGAGCCGCCATCTTCAATCCAAATCATCGGAAAACTTGAAACATCGCTTAATGACTCGCTGACCTTTCCTGTAAACAAAGAATCACCATTCAAAACCGCGTAAACCGCTTTGAAGTAGTCGTTAAATAGGCTCATATTGGTCTTA